GCTCAGTGGACAAGCTCGTTTTAAAAGAAATGGTGGAGCAATGAGAACCCCAATCATACTTACTTATATCAGTGGACTAGCCAAAGACGTTGAACACACGGACCTTAAAAAAGTCACAATCGAGGATGTTCCGGTGCTCCTTCGGCTACCACACTCCAACTCAATCGGGCTCATCGAGGACGCTTACGGGAGAGCCCCAGACGGCGATCCTTTTACGAGTCGCAAGGAGGCTGAGGAGTGGCTAAAAAGTTGGGTCGGCAAGGAGATCACGAAGCTACAAGACAAGGTTCGGGAGTACGCGGAAGGGCTTCAAGTAGCGTTAGGGAAGGATGTGGAAAGTATCGATGATGGGGTAGAATGAAAACAACAGAAACCCCCATCGAATTGATAGTCCCCTACCATCGCAACAACAAAACCCACAGCTCAACGCAGGTGGACAGGATAGCCCGTAGCATCAAGGAATACGGTTTTAATCAGCCTATCGTGTGCGACAAAGAGGGCGTGATAATCGTAGGCCATGCAAGGTTAGAGGCAGCTAAACAGCTCGGGTTGAAGACTGTTCCGGTACTAACGGCTACCCTCACAGAGCAGCAAGCGCGGGAGTATCGCATACTCGATAACAAGTTATCCGACCAGGCGGAGTATGACTTTGAGGCGCTCAACATTGAGCTTGAAGAGCTTCAGATAGACGGGTTTGACTTGGAGGGGTGGGGGCTTGAATTATTTCAAGAAGAAGCGGACATCGAAGAGATAGAAAGCTCTGAAGACTTCGACCCAGCTCAGGAAGAGTCGCTCTTTGTTAAGGTTGGAGACCAAATAGAGATCGGAAGCCATCGCGTCTTTTGTGGCGATGTTATCGACGCACCAGAATGGCTGTTCGGGATGGGAGGTGGATACTGGGATCTTATGGTGACCGATCCTCCCTATGGCGTCAGTTATGTAGGGAAGACGCAGGATGCTTTGGTTATAGAGAACGACGATCTCGAGGCTGACGAACTAAAGATATTTCTCCAAGATCGAATGCAGGTGGCGGTAAGGTACGGGACGAAGGGCGCGTCTGTGTACATGGCGGCCCCGCCGGGGCCGCTGAATGAAATCTTTCAGTCCGTGCTGGGCGAGCTTGGCATTCTTCGTCAAACTCTAATATGGCTAAAAGATAGCATGGTGATGGGGAGATCTGACTATCACTATAAGCACGAACCTATCTTGTACGGCTGGATGCCTGGTGCTGCGCACAAGCCTGTGATGGATAGGACTAAGACGACCGTTTGGGAGTTTGCGCGACCAAAGAAGTCAGAGCAGCACCCGACTATGAAGCCAGTCCCCCTATTCGCAGAGGCTATTCTAAACAGCTCCGTTCGTGGGGATCTGGTTTTTGATATGTTTCTAGGGTCGGGCACCACGATAATAGCAGCCGAGGAGACGGGGCGGATAGCGTGCGGGTGTGAATTGTCGCCAAGCTACGCCCAAGGAATAATAATTAGGTACCTAAAGTTTTGTAAGGGCAAGGACAAACCCTTCACTTGCAAGATTAACGGCGAAGACATAACGAGCGAGATGCTTAATGCCGCCTAAGCCAAAAACCCCAACACCAGAGCAGCGACAGAAGGTTAAGACTCTATCAGGGTACGGTCTTAACAATGTACAGATTGCCAACATAATGGACATGTCTCGGCCTACGCTCGAAAAGCACTATAGTGAAGAATTGAGAAAGGGAAAAGATGAAGCTCTAGCCCTAGTCACTAACTCCTTATTTAGCAATATAAAAAAGGGAAACGTCCCATGTATCTTATTCTACTTAAAATGCCAAGCAGGTTGGAAAGAGCGGGATGCGCTAGAATTAACGCCTTCCACGATTGACAAAATAGTCGCCGGTGTAGGCCGTAGTCGTAGCATGTCACACGAAGAATGGGTTAAGTTTGCAGAGGAACAGAAAGCAAAATCGAAACTGAAAGCAGCGAAATAGTCATAGCATGGGAGCCTCAGGAAGGTCCACAGGCGGTCGCCTTATATGCGACTCATGTACACGTATTACTTTTTGGTGGGGCTCGTGGTGGTGGTAAATCGGATTACCTACTAGGCGACTACTATCAGGACGTCTACGAGTATGGGCGCAACTGGCAAGGCATTATGTTTCGGCGGACCTATCCAGAGCTTGAAGGGCTCATTCAGCGCGGTAAGAGCATGTTTCAAGATGCTGAATGGCTGGAAGGTAAGCGCCAGTTTCAATGGCCCAACGGGGCGATTCTCAAGATGCGACATGCTGAAAATGTGTCAGATGTCAGCAAGTATCAGGGTCATCAATATGGATGGGTAGGCTTCGATGAGATTACGAATCAGAAGGATGAGCAGGTGTTCCGGCAGCTACTCGCGATTAACCGTTGGGCAGAGTGTGAGCTACCAACTAAGCGCGTGAGGCTATCAGGCAACCCCGGCGGTCCAGGTCACCAGTGGGTTAAAAAGCTTTTCATCGACCCTAGCCCAGGCGGCTATGAAGTCATTAACGACGGCGACTTTCAGCGGCTATTCATTCCCTCTCGTGTGCAAGACAATCAAATTCTAATGGACGCAGATCCCCGCTATGTCAAAAACCTCGAGTCTATCGGGAGTGCTGAACTCGTTAAGGCATGGCTCGAAGGTGATTGGAACGTGGTGCTAGGTTCATACTTCAGCGAGTTTGGAGCGACTAATGTCATAGCTCCGGTTCCCCTTCCCGCTCATTGGATGCGATTCAGGGCTATGGATTGGGGATTCCATGCTCCTAGTACCTGTTTGTGGATTGCAGTTTCAGATGGCAGTCTTGACGGCATACCAGACGGGGCTCTAGTGGTATACCGAGAGCTACAACGGGCAGGGATGACGGCGGAAGAGTTCGCGCTAACAGTTGAGAGCATGACAGCCGAGACTATCGCATATTCAGTGTGCGACCCTTCGATGTTCGCCAAACAAAGTCAAATTGTCAAAGGCCCATCGCTTGCGGAAGTCTTTCGTGGTCGCGGTATAGCCCTATCGCCCGGCGACAATGAGAGATTGCCTGGTTGGATGCAGATTCGGCAACGCCTCAAAGCGGGAATGCTACTTATATTTAGCACATGCAAAGAGCTGATTGCAGAGTTACCCCTACTACAACACGACAAACTACACCCTGAGGACCTCGACACTACCGGTCAAGACCATTTAGCGGATGCCCTTCGTTACGGGTGCATGAGCCGACCATACATCAAACGCGAGCCAGTCAAGATTAAACCCATTAGAGGGTTTGGTGACTATAACTACAACGATTTACACAGAAGCATAGAAGGGCAATATGAGTAGTACAGAGCACGAAAACAAGGAATGGGCAACCGAATTAACGGCGGCATATAAAAGCCCTAACCGCGAACGCTTCCTACTGCAAGCCAAAAAGGCATGGAGCGCCTACGATGCGGGAGCCAAGGAAGGCGCGAGGAAGTCAGGCGACAGCAGGGACTACGCTATATTCTGGTCTACGATAGAAACGAAGCTACCGTATATATTCTCAAACATCCCTACTCCGAGAACCCGTAGAACAGGAGCAGCAAGTAATCCCATTGATGCCAAGGCTTGCTTTATCTCCGAGGCTTTGATGGAATTGCAGGTAGAAGGGCAAGATTGCGAGTACATCTTTGAGGAGGTGGTTAAGAGCTACCTTATTACCGGCCTAGGCCAGCTATGGGTACGCTACGAGCCAACGATAAGCGTAGACCCAACAGGGCAAACAGAGGTAGCGCGTGAGGCGGTGCGGTTTGATAGCGTGCACTATGATGACTTCCTCTTTCCAGACGTTCGCAGCTGGTCAGATGTTGAATGGGTAGCACGTCGCATATTCCTGACTGGCGAGGACATCAAAGAGCGGTTCAAGGTCAGCGGTGAGCAGATCGACAAAATGACTTTCAAGACCGGTAACCGTGACGGCGAGACCATCGGCGTGATGAACCTCATGGGCAAGGACGACTTGCAGACTACCGCTATATGGGAGGTGTGGTGCAAGCGTAGTCGGTCGGTGTACTTCTTCTCAGGCGATGAGTTTGACGTGATGTTGACCACCAAGCGACCGTTAGACCCGGTGCGCTTCCGTGGCTTCTTCCCTTGCCCTCGCCCCCTACTTGGCACGACTGGCACGGATACCCTATGGCCGATACCTAACCATGTGTATACGGCTACGAGCGAGGAGACCATACAGGCCAGTAAGAAGACTCAGAGAGCTCTAGTCCGTAAGGCTATGCCGAAAGCCCTATTAAACGGCGAGTTTGGCGACGAGCTTAAGAAACTATGGAATGCTAACGAACCAATAGGGCAGGTGCTTGAGAACTGGATCCAATTCGTCAATAAAGGCGGATTCCAGGGCAACGTAGCATACAGCCCAGTTGAGGAGTACATCAAGGCAGCCCAGACGATGAGCCAACAGATTCAAGAGGAGCTGAACAGCTACTGGGAGCTATGCGGCATTACGGATTTGATGCGAGGTATTGCAGACCCGATGAACGCGGCAGCCACTAACCAGATGATCAGCGACCACGGAGACACAAGGACAGAGCGAATCGTTAAGAAGGTGGCTATATTCTTCAAGCAGGCATACGGCTGCATGTATGATGTGATATGCGACGTGTTCAGCCCACAATCTATGATACGGGATAGCGGCGGGGACATGAACGATCCGAACGCTCAGCAAGCCGTGATGTTGCTCAAAAATGAAGGGCAAAGGCTATTCCGGGTAGCTATCGAGACAGGGACTACCCTCGCAAGCAATAGCGGAACTAATCTCGCCAAGTCTACCGAGATGTTTAACGTGTTGGGCCAAGTCCTAACACTTGCCCTCCAAACCGCCGAAAAGGCTCCTTCCTACGCTCAGGCTATGCACTCGCTCATCATGCACACAGTACGCAGCATGAGCGAAGGTCGCAAGATTGAGGAGGAGCTAGAACAGGCGTTCTTGCAAGGCTTAGAACAGGCCAAACAAGGCCAAGAGCAAGCCATGCAAGCCCAACAGGCCCAACAACAGCAAGAGCAGCAAATGGCCCAGATGCAGCAACAGATGCAAGAGTACCAGATGCAGATTCAGAGCAGGGAAACGGGCGTTAATGAGTTCGAAGCGCAGATTAAGCAGTTTATTGCACAGTCTAATGCACAAATTGAACAGCTTAAGCTACAGATTGAACAGGCTACGGCAGGACAGAAGGCGCAGGCCGACGCGGCAACAGCTCAGATGACGGCACAAAAGGCACAAACCGAAGTAGCTAAAGCTCAGGCCGATATGATGTCAGCTCAGCAGCGGGTAGAGTTTGAGGCAGCTAAGGCAAGCCGTGAGCTGGACATTAAAGAAGGCCAGGTACTAGCAGATACGCAGCTCAAAAAGCAGGAGTTGGAGGATAAGCGGATCGTGAATACGGCAGAGCTATTGACTACGGGAGAAGTGAGGTAGCGACATGGATCATACCCTAATCCTTGCGGTGAGCGCGGTGATTATGTGGGTATGCCTTTATTGGGATAAAGACAATGGCTAGATACAGATATGACAAAGAGTCAGGGCGAATGTACGAGGTTGGCGATTCTGCGCACGACCCACGGATACACATCATCAACGACTACGCCGACGGGCAAGGCAAGGGCTACCTATGGCACCCAGCGTTTGACGAGCATGAGCAGCATAAGGCGTATTTTAGCAGCAAGTCCAAGTTTCGAGCAGAGACCAAAGCGCGCGGCTTCGAGGAAACCGGGACTGGTAGAGATCCGGACAAGGAACGGCGGTACAGAGATAACACGAAGGAAGTACAAAGCAAGATGCGAGAGGCTATCATAAGGCACGTCAAATCACTCAATTTAAGGAATCCATAGTATGGACGGCATAGAAATAGGCGCACCGGCAGAGACCACTACAGAAGCGCCACAGGTAAGCGAAAGCGTGAGCCTGAACGACAAAATAGCAGATGTTGTAAAGGCCAACGTTAAGAAGTTCAGCGACGACAAGCCAAAGGATGAAGTCAAGCCGGTAGTCTCCGAAAACATCACAAAACCCGAGGCTGAAAAAACTGAGAAGGTAGCGCCGAAGGAGGTGAAAAAGGCGGAACCTATAGTAGCTAAGGATGAGAAACCCGAGGTAGTTAAGGCTCCAGCATCATGGACTAAAGAGGAAAAGGCGGCATTCGAGAAGCTCCCTCCCGATCTAAAGTCAGTGGTGCATAAAAGAGAGCTAGAGCGAGACGGATACCTAACTACTCAAGGTCGAGAAGTCGCAAAGCTAACGAAAGTGGTCGAGAGCAGCAAGGAGGCCATCGAGGCGCATGAGTACGTTAAGCAGGTAGCAGAAAAGAGCGGAGCCCCTACCACTCGGCACTTTATCGAGCGCATGGTTGAGGCACAAGAGCAATCAGTACGCGATCCAGTGGGTTTTGTCGCAAGGATAACCGACCAGAACCCTATCGGCTTCGTAAAGGCACTAATGCAAAGGTACGACATCGATGTTAGGCAACTTGCAGCCGGTAGGGACGACCTAGCATTTGACATCCAGACGCATCAACAACAAGCAGAGATGCAGCGGATCCAGCGGGAGAATGCTGAAATGCGGCAATACTTCGAGAATCAAAGGCTGCAGCAAGAACAAGCCCAGGTCAGCCAACAGCAACAACAGTATGATCAGGCGGTGGGCTCTATCGCCGATGCTATGGAGCAGTTTTACGGCGAGAAGAGCGAAGGGGAGAGAGAAGCTGCAACGCCATACCTTGAACACGCCGTTCGGGTAGTGGTGGCAGAAGCTGGTCAAAAGGGCGAGCAAATCAATTCCTACGGAGAGCTAATCCGTAGGGCGCACGCTAAGGCCCTAAGGCTTAACGACTCCTACAATCCC